ATATTTTAGCTGATTTTGGAGGTGGTTTTATTTATTGTAATATAAATAATAATATGAAAAAGGCTATTGAGAGATTTGAAAAGAAAATTTTAAAAACAACTGATTGTTGGTTTTGGACTGCAAGTAAAACAAAGCAGGGTTATGGTATGTTTTCATATGATGGAAAATCAATTCCCGCCCATAGATTTGCATATATTGCTTATAAAGGAACTATTGAACAGAATAAAATAGTTCATCAATCATGCAATAATACATATTGCGTAAAACCGGAGCATTTATATTTAACTACAAAAAGTGAAACGAGAAATAAATTTTATGAATTAAGAATTAATCCTGAAATGATATTCAATGAATCTGTAAGATATTTACAAAAATTAAAAAAATTAAGACCTGATTTAAAATACGATATAGACAAATTAATTGATCAAATAAAAGAACCCAAAAACATTCATCGCATTAATGTAAATATTCTGTAGAATATTCTTTATCTATTACCCATTTTTCACCACCCATATCAACAGTTTCTGGTTCATAAGAATCTCTTCCATCATTTATATAACCAAAAGGTATCAATTGTGCTTCTGCTTCTTCTAATTGCTCTTTAAACATTTTTTCACGTAAATCCATATCTGTAACTTCTGTAAAATATTTTTGATTCACTAACCAGCCAAACAAAATTAAAGTCATCATCAAGTCATCATGATATCCTTCATCTGCTTCGTAACTAGATCCTTTAGCAATATATGTTGTCATTTCAGTAATAGTATCAAGATCCCAAACAAGTAATTTATCTCCTTCTATCAAATCTTTACAACTAGAACACCCTTTTCTTTTAACTTCTTTTGTGGTTCTAATTCCTAGTTGTGAACTTTTTCCAAATCCCCCACCCAAAGTTTGACCAGACCTCCCCATAACACTTGTCTGAAAAATATTAGGATATTCTAAATCATAGTGTAAAATATCTGCTACTTGACCACCAATATCATTTATTTCAACTAAGACATATGCAGAATTATAATATTTGCCCACATTATCAACAACATTTGGCAATAACATGGGAGAAATATTTGGATCTCTATATTTTGCAACTTGTTCATATGGAAACTGGGTAACATCAATTATTGAAAATGCAGAATAATCTTGGCCTCTTCCTCTTGCAACATCAACTATACAAACATATGAGTGCTTAGGATTTGGTTCAACATATACATCTAGGCAATCTTTCTTTATGATAGGTGGTTTATAAGGCATTGTCCTTAATTTTGAAGGAGAAATTAATGTATTTTGAGAACCAATAAAATCACATTCATATTCTTGAGCAAATTGCAATTCACTCGTATTTTTTATTGTTTCTTTTTTCCATGCATCATCTCTTCCAGGGGTTTGGGACCAATGAACTTCAATGGGAATATAATTACTTCTTTTCTCTTCAGCATCAATCCACATCTTATAAAACATGTTCAATCCTTTTGGAGTTGAAACAATAAAAACTTTAGTAGTTTTACCAGAAGAAATTGTAGGATATACTGAAGTAAAAAAATCTTCTGCTAACTTAGGAGGATCAATGTGTGCAAACTCATCCATAAAGATGATATTAAAAGACGATCCACGAACTGCAGAAGAAGAAGTTGAAGCGGATATAACTTTACTGCCGTTTTCTAATTCAATATTACCCCTATTCCAAACAACTACACCTTGTTGCAACCATTTCGGTAAATGCTCATAAGCCGTTTTTAATCTTTGAAGAATCTCTCTTGAAGTAGAACCCTTATTTGCTAATATAGCAATATTAGATTGTGGATTAAAAAGAGCAAAATGTAATAAGTAAGCAACAATCGTTGTTGATTTTCCAGTTTGTCTAGGCATTTTACAAATAACAAAACGATTCTCATGCATTGTCTGAACCATTTCTTCCTGATAATCATAAAGATCAAAGGGCATTAATCCATGATCAACATGAATAATTTTCATATATTTTTTTGCAAAATATATGGGATCAGTAGAACACCTAATATAATCTTCTATGGTTTCTTTATCATATTCTAATGCTTGATATGCCCCTTTAAGAAGAGGATTTCCTGCGTAAGTATCTTGCGCCATTATTTCAACTCGTAATTTACTAAACCCTGTTTTGCAGTAAAATCTGTAGCGCCCGACATTGATCCTAATATTTTTAATGTAGCAGACTTAGGAGAAACTATTTTTATATCAATAATACCTTTTCTCCATTTAGTCTTGCTTAAATTTGCTTGATAAAAATTTTTACCTCCAATTATATCACTAACATATTTTTTTGATACGGGATCATTATTTAAATTGCTCGCTACAGAATAATTAAAAAAAGAAGTAATTGTAAAAGGATAATTGTTTCTTATTGTTTGTATAACTTGTTCTCTTCCATCAAAAATTTTTTTCTTTTCAAAATAGTCTTCTATTGCTCCTATTACATTATCAATTTCTTGATTTTCTTTTGGAGTAAGATACTGATTCATCGCAACCTTTCGAATGCTCTCATAAACAGAATGATTTACGTTATTTACGATTGATTTTGATAGTTTTAATACTGATCTTAATCCAACTTCAAATGTTATGTTCTTTGAAAATTTAAATCTAGTTGTTCCTATTTGTTTTGATGTATATCCCATTTTAGATGCAGTCACACACATTTTTTTAAAAAAACAATTTTTATAAGTAGAATGCTTTTTCATTCCATAAGGAAGGATATTTGACATAAATGAAGCGGCGGCCCCTTTATCATATTTACTTGATACACTAACAGTGGTCGTATCAAATGTCAAACTACTATCAACAAGTTTAAATGCGGGATCAGTTGGAATGCTAAAAGATTTTAAATTTATACCAAACATATCAGAAGGAGTACATGTGTCTGATAATTGATTTTTGAATGCTAATATTCCTATCAAGATTTCACCAAAATACACACCAAGTTCATCAATATGACTATCATCGATGCCATTTAAATCAATTTCAGATAAATCTTCTTTATCTAAATAAGATTTTATTTTTTCTATAACATAATCATTATCACGTATTCTATTATCTAATCCCCAAATAACGCTTTTTTTTAATTCATCAAAAGTTTCAAATAACTTTACAGGAACATCTTTTGCAGTAAGTACTGTTATTTTTTCGTCTTTACCCTTTTCTGTAAAATCTTCTGCTAATATTTGTAATTTTTGAGGTCTTTCAGCACCAAGATCATCTGTGGGTTTTCTTATTTTTGAAATTAATACATAACCCTTTTTTCTTTGATACTCAATATTAGCATATTTTTTTTTTTCAAATTCTTTGTATTTATTTGAAGCTAATTTTATCTCAGTTCTTGGGTGAATATTAATATTCATACTTTCTAATTCATTATTTTTATCTTCAAACATTTCGGCAAACTGACCATTCTCTATTCTTACTTTCAATTTCTTCCAGTCAGGGTTTTTTGTAACATATCGTGTAAAAACCACATCTCCTGGATTTCTTCTATCAATTTGTCCTAAATGTGCCATTATTCTTTTTTATCTTTTTTATATTGAACAATTTTTTTTGCACGTTTTAAATCATCTTTAGAAAGGTTGCCATATGGTTTCTCTAAAGAATCTGGTTGTTTATCTATTTTTCCACCCTTTTGTTTAAACTTATGTAAGGCTAATGCTCTTTTTAATGCATCTTTATTATCTTCATCGACTTCTACTTCTTCTATTTCTTTTAAGTATTGTTTAAATTTTTTCATTTTTCTTTATCGTTTAACATTTTTTGAAGTTCTGCAGTACTACCTATAAATAATGCATTTGTTACACTATTGGGACCAGCGTTTGTTTCTTGTGTGATATCTTTTACCTGTTTATGAACATTTACTAAATTTTGATTTTGTTCACCTACTGTTTTAATCAATTGGCCAACAACTTCAAACATTCTAGCGTTACCACTATCTCTTGCATCTTGTAATAAATCTTCAATGGCCTCCTGTCCTCTTTCAATAATATTGTATATATTTTCACGGGCATACCTATAATCAGTATTCAAATCATTTGCATTTGATTCAACCATTTTTCTTTCAGGTGGCTTTTTAATAATAGAGCCAGGAGGTATTTCTAATATTTTATCTAATTTATCTTCGAAAGTTTTCATTGTAATTTATATTATGAGTAAGTACCTGTTGCAGGATCGTAATCGACTGGTGGATTGTAAACAGTTATTGTAGTATTTGCATCAAAATCATCTCCTGGAGTAATATATGTATTTGCTCCGCCTTCAGGAACAACTGTAATTTTACTGATTATATTATCAAGACCCAATTTAGTTACACTCGCTTCAGTTATAAGATGGTCTCCTGTTTCTAGTTGAAAATAATCTTCTGAAAAATTTGTACTAGATTCTAAAGACAATCTTTCAAATACTCCAGTTGAAGATGCCTCGGGAACGGTTTCTTTAAATGCTATTTCTACTGATTTAATAATTGATTGACCAGATTTGATATCAGGATATATGAATCCCTTTAACATAAAGTTTATTGTCCAAACAATTGTTCTTCTAGCAGAGAATTCTCCTTCATAAGAATCTTCACTTGTTGCACTTTGAAGAACAATTGGAATATCTAACTTGATACCCATTTCTGTTAAAATATTTACACTTACATTAAACTCTGGAGTAAAGAATGGAAGAATTTGTTCTAATATTTGAGTGCCATCTTCAGCATTTTCTACAAATGCATATAAAGAAAAATCAAAAATATATGGTGAAGGATTAAACATCTTTTTAATGTTTCTTTCACCATTAATCGATTCTTTATGCGTTAATGCACCTATTGTATTTAATTTTCTAATAGGATCATAAGCTATACCAGACATTTCAAAACCCAGTCTTGGTAATTGAATAGCAACTTGACGGTCAAGACTCGGATCTTCTCTTAGTCTTATAAGAAATTTTTGCTTTGGACCATAGGATATTGGTACTTTTTGTCGAGATAAAACATTACCCCCCGAGTCCTTTTTTTCAATATTAATATCATTAAATAGTGTTCCAAACAATGCAACATATTTTCTTATTGTTTGATGATAAAAAGTTTGTCCTAACATAACACTCCATAAAGATTATAATATTATTTAGTTGTATAAATAGTCTTATGGCACTTACAATAAAAACTCAAGGCGAAAATTTAACAATGTATCAAGGCAGTAACTTTGAAAAGGTTTTTACTGCTAAAGATGCCAACAATTCAAATGTAACCATAAGTACTGGTACTTGTGCTTCTAAAATGAAGAAGAATCATACAACTACTAATACTTCTTGGATAATGTCTTTTACAGCCGCAGTAGCAGGCAGTAATGTCACAATAACGGCTAGCTCCACTCAAACAGCAGGTATGTCTTCTGGTTTATATGTTTATGATGTTGAATACACCCAAGTGGATGCTGTAACAAAGGAAAGGATAGTTGAGGGCATGATCACAATTCTTCCAGAATCTACAACTTAAAAATTACTCTCACTAAATGGATTTGATTCAGAAAAATCAATAATAGAATCTGCTTCAGTTTCAATAGTTATATTATTTGCAGAAGCATCATTAACAAATACTTGTGTATCTGGTGTTGCTGTTACAGTAAAATATGCTCCGCTTGTATTGCCGACAACATTTTGAGAGTGGGTAAAACTACCCACCAAATCCGTTAATTTCAATACTCTATCAGTAGAATTCCAAGATATTACTCTTCCTTTCGTATTTGCAGAACTTTCTGTGCTTCCAACATATACATATTCATCATCTACATAATTTCCCGATCCACCCGATTCAACATTTACTTCTATTGAATAAGCATATTTATCTTCTACTTCATCTATGTCTTCAATACCAGTATCAATTCTTTGATCATCGTATTGAAATAATTCACATGTTAAATCAAATATTGGTAATTTACCAAACTGATAAAACATTGATTCATGTTCAACAAATCTAATTTCATAAAGTTTTTTATTTAATGGAAAAAATATTACATCGCCCTCTCTTGGCCTATCATAACCAGTATCTAAATTTTCCCATCGTCTTCTGGCTACAGAAAAAATTACTTGATCTCTTATTTCTAATCCAAATCTTGAAATAAAATCGCCTTCTCCCTCAAACCCATCAACT